CTTTTCCTCGGTGGGTTTCTCAGAGGTATGTTCGCCCATCTCCTCTTTCTTTTCCTCATCCTTGGGTTTCATTGCCTCTTCCAAGGCAGAGAGACGAACCTTAATTTCGTCCATATCTTTCTTATAATCGTTGTTTTCCATATTTGATTTGTCCTTTTTGTCAAGTGGAGATTCCTCCACGGCTTCTTTGGCTACGGCTGGGATGGTCTTGCCTCCCTGCACATAACCGAGTTTTTCCATAAACTTCACCATCTCCTCAAACAATCCGTTTGTGGCGGCTGGGCTGGAAACTAAATCAGCAGAGGCGATGCTCTGGGGTCGAATGTAATCCTTGCCATTGATGGTCTCGGACTCGTTCACAAAGGCTAGGGAAACGCCGAACTGGTCGGGGGCTTCGGAGGCCATCTCTTTAATCAATCCGTAGTGGGGGGAGTTGCGAAGCAATCGGAGGTCGGCCACCAGCTTATCTCCATCGATGCGGGGGTTTCTTAAAAAACCTACGACGGCCTCCAATCCAGAGCCATGATTCATCTTTGCCTTAGTGCCATTTTTAGCCTCTTGCATAAGTTTGAGGGCGGTTTCTAGGCTGGTTTTATCCACGAAAAGGTCGTGTCCTTTAGCCTCTCCCACCTCCAAAATGCTCACTCCACCTAGCTCCATTTCCTCCATCTCCTCGTCCCGATAGGTGGAATAGGCAACCGCCGCCCTTTGTTGTTCGTCTGGAAAGTCGCTGATGGCTTGCTCGTCTCCCATAAAGCGGGATACAAAGTCTTGCTCTGATTCGTCAGCGGAAGGTATGGGTAGAGGCATATATTTCAATGAAAATGTCAAGAGTTGATTCTGGGCGGGTATTGAACCCGAAGCTCCCAGAATCTTAAATACTACTTAATTATTGTCACATTGGGACTACCCTACTCCTTTCAAGGTAATGGAACTCGCCACCCGCATCGGCTGATAGCGTAAGCCCCGCTTCAATACTAGTAATGTATTATGCTTTTTGTGTAATAAAACAACAAACGCTGTAAGACTCTTACAGATTCGGGCTATTTATTTTGCAAGACCGTATTCCTTAAGAACTTCTTTGGGAACTTTTTTGCCTTGCCTAAACGCATCTTCGACTATCTGCTTGTGGCTTTTTTCCTTGGTTGCAAGAGTCCCGATATAGCTAGCCATTCTTTTTGCAGATATTTCCTCTGGATCATCCTTATACATCTTATTAAAGTCACCATCTCCACTAATTATTTTCTTAATATCTGCTTTTTTAATTTCTCTTCCAGTTGCCCTTCGCATTTGATGAGCAGATTCTTCATACAATGTACCCACCATCTTTGTGTTCGGGTTAATAAAGATTGCTGGCTTTCCTTGGAATGTTCCAGAAGCCCCATCGAAAACGAAATCTTCGCCAGTCTTTATTCTTTCTCCCTTAACCACCGGGGTTCTCATAACCATTACTGGCACATCTAAAACTGGTTTTAGTAGTTCTCTGGTTTTCTCGCCGTGTATTAAGTCACCAACATTCCCAATGATTGTTCCGTCTTTTTCATTTTCTGCGTCAATAAATTTTCTTGAAATTTGAGGATGAAAGAACTCTTTTTTGGTCATTTGCCATAATTCTTTTCCTTCGCCCTTGGGGGTTGTGGGAGATTTTATTGATTCCCCTTCACCCCCGCCAGCACAAGTATTTCCCTCCTTAAATCCACCAGCCCCAGTTCCGCAATCAAATCTTTCCTCCAACAAATCGCCGTCTGCCGCTCGGTATGACTTCTTGACCTCACCCCCGCCAGCCATCTTCAAGAACTTGTTGACCCTAGCCATAGCCCAAGCATTCCTAGAGTTGGGTTTGCCCGCGCTGATAGTAGGTCGGAAGCTAGTCGAGAACGCACCCGCCCCCCTTCTAAATACTTTCTTCAATGCTCCAAGGGTAGGGGCTTTCCTTGAGGGGTGCTTGTCCTTGAACTCGGCAATCTTGTTCTTGAGGGCTTCTTCGTTCTGCTCTGAAATCTCAATGTCGCCAGCTTTACTTCTGGTGGATGCCGTGCCTTCTGGGTTTTCTTTTGAGCCTTTGATTCGTTCTTTAGGAGGGGCTGGGGTTTGGGAGACTGGTCGGGCTAGTTCTTCTTTCTTGTCTGTGATCGGGCCGCCCACAATCCAAGCGTCGCAAGTCCTTTTGGCCGCACACTTAAAGTCAAAAATCTCGCAGTAGCCAAGATCGCCACCAATAGCTACCTCGTTTGCGTCCTCGCCAATGCCCTTCTTAATGCACCCCAGAGTCTTGCTCCTCTGGTCGAAGGCCGCACAATTACCACAAAGCATCTTCTTGGCCGTAACTATATCACCTTGGAACTCGTCTGCCTTTGCCTTCCAGTAATCCTCGTTAGGTTCGTTAGGATTGGCTGGGCCGTAGTTCGCATCGTTTACCGCTGTCTGCCTATTGGCTAGGTTGGTTTTGATGTCTTGGGTTGCGATTGGGCAAGCGGATGGTTCTGCCAATTCTTTCTTGTCCCTTGCCTCCATTTGCCCAACGACTTTCCTAGCCCAAGAAAATCCTGCATCGCCACCCCAACCGTGCCACGCTTGCCAGCCCTTGCCCTGCTCATCCCAAGTTGCCCCCTTCTTATCGACTTCGTGGCGAGTTAGAAAGTTCAGCATTCGCCTTACTGTGTCGGGTGATAGCTTCACGCCATTTTGCAAGTCCCTAGCCCTAGCGATGCCCACAGGGGTCATTCCCCTTTGGCTGGGTGGTTTCGTCTCTCTAACATCCAAGGCTCTTTTAGCGGCATCCCTAGCCCCTTGCGGTGGGGTAAAATCAATCCCATCGTATTTTGCTAACTCAATCCCGCCCATCATCCCCTCAATCAGCATCTTAATAGATGCGGGGTCGAGTTTTGCTAGTGCCTCTTCAGTATCTTTTTTTTTAACTTCTAATTCTTCGGAGGATGGGTCAATAGGGTCTTCTGGAATTGGTTTTTGATCGCCACCCTCATCCTTATCCTCCTCTGGTTTATCCTCTATGGAGGCTACTGGTTTGGGTGCAGGGGCGGGAGGTTGTTGGGGTTGTGGGGGTGTAGGCGTAACAATATCGGAAATTGTCTCTGGGGCTACGCCATACTTCTCTGCCAAGTCTTTAATCAGCTTGGCCTCAATCGCCCTTTGACGCATAGCACTTTCAAAATCTTGGCCTCTCTCAGCGTAGATGTCGGCGGCTGTGCGGAGGCCGGTCTTGAACTCGGAGATAGCCGATGCTGATTCTCTCCCCAAATCAATAGAGACATTCGCCCCGAAATTGAATATGCCCTTGGTCGTTCTTGTCCCAACATTGTTTTCAATCAATCCTCTTGCTACTCCATCGGCAATCACGATGTTTTTGATTGGTCGCAGAACCTTGTCATCGATGAGCTTTTGGTATCTGCGGAAAGTGCGCCCTGCTTGTTGCATCTCAAGTCTTGCAGTCGGGCCAGACATAGCAGATGGGTCAACGGCGAAACTGTAAGGGATGCCAAGGCCAAGGCAGATATTGCGGAGAAGAATCTTGTGGAACTCTGCGAACGCACCAGAGGGACGGCTCGGCCCATCGGGGAACACAATATCTTCACCCGGTTCTAGGTAGGAGATTTTGCCCGACTCAATCGCTTCTAGCTTGATAGTATCACCATTAACATTCTCATCGTTTGTGAGCGTGGAGAGATCGGAGGCATTGTTGTTATTCCTTCGAACAACTGCGGATTGAGAAGAGGCAACTCGTGCCGCCATCTTCTCAAAGTTCACGATATCGTAAATGTCCGTGCAGTCGTTTATGGCCGTATGAAAAGCGGAGACTCCTCGGTACTGGTCGATGCGTAGCGGGTCGAATAGGTGAAAGGCTTGGCTTGCGGGGATGGTTGCTTGGTAGGTGTAGAAATCGCCAATGCTTCGATTGTAAATATCGTAGGCACTCGGCGCACCAGTATCCCGATCAATATGGATTCCACCGATCAAATCTAGGCTTGTATAAACCTTGAATGGGTCGCCCACTCTATCTGCCTCGATGCCTTGAATCTTTAGGTTTCCGTCCTTGTCTCTCACGAGGACTATCAAAAAATCTCCGTCTCGTAGCATCGACATCATCGCCACCTGCATCAGAGTCGAGCCGGTGTGCCTTGTGGAGATGTCGCACTTGTCCCACCACTCTGCCCAATATGCCTCCACCTCGGTATTGACTTCTGGGTTCTCGGTTCGTGCTTGGTAGGAAATGTTTGCGGCAGTATGGCTGGCAAACTTCATAAGGATGGAGCGAACAAGGCCAACATTCTCTGCCAAGTCCCTCGCCCTTTTCATCAACTCTACTCGGTCATAGTTGGAACGATAATCTTCCGCACCAGAAAGCGAACTCGGCCCTTTGCGTTCCCTTGTGTATTTGACCGCATCGTAAGAGAAATTGACTAGCTTTTGCCGTGCAATCATCCGATTAACTGCACCCTGCGGGTTTAGAAAGGCAACGGCTTTATCGATTAAGTTTAGTTGGGCTTTTTTCACGAGAAGTTGGCGTAGGTCGTGCGGATACGAGTGCCGTTGACAGACTGGATGGCAAGGGTTAGCTCTGCGATTGTGTCACGAACTTCCCCAAGATTCGCCCTAGAAAAAGAGCGTCCCGCTATCGAATAGCTAGACCCAGCCACCGCAATCGCCTCAAGACAAGTCACATACTTATCACGCAGAGAAGTTAGGGTGGCAAGGGGTAGCCCAATGAAATCACCCTTCGCCATTCTCAACCTCCTCTGTCAAACTTGCGGGGGAAACTTTGAGCCGTCCGTGGAGTGCCGCACCCACAATGTTCATACATTCACAGTCCATTAAATGATTATGCTTCCCGACTTGCTTCCACACAAGTCTTTCCCTGCCAGTCATCGGATTCTTCACCCTTACCTTCACCTCTGCCTCAATATGCACCTTCCAAACATCGGGCGTATCTAGGGCGATAAAGCCCTCCTCTTTGAGAAGTTGGGAAAGGATGTCTTTGATTGATGGGTTCGACCATCGCCAAATCGGGCAGAGCTTCCACTTCCATCCTGCCTTTGATTGAACTGCCTTACCAGAGAAAGGGTCGCCATTTGCAATTCGAGCGTATGGCCTTTGAACCTTCTGCTCGTTCACGATCTCGGAGAAGCTGGTTTTGTCCGAGCCAACCAACGCCACCCAGCCTTGTTTACAGCAGTTTAGGTATACCTCTCTGGTCTGATCGCCCGAGTCAATTAGCACGCATTTATCCTCAACGCCAAACTCATCTTGCTTTGCCTTTATGTCTCCCCAAGTTTCTAGCCTACCCGCCCACACGAGCCTTGGTTTGCCCTCTAAATCCCAAGCCCTAACCACACACCAAGCGTGGAAGCCCCCCGCCTCTTGGATGTCGCAACTCATAATCAGCTTATCCCCCATCCGAACCTCGCCCATCTTATAAGCACCGGGAACGATCTGCATCTTTTCTGATTCGTGTTCCATCCAAGGCTCGGCTAGGACTCGATTCACAAAATCTTGCAGGCCGATAATCCCGCTGTGCTTATCTTGCAGGAACTTAACTGCCAAGCTACCGAATGTTACCCACGGAGCATATAGGCCGTTCAGGTGATACGAGCGTCTGGCTGGTTCGCCCTTGGGATTGGTTGCCCTCCACTCACCCTCTCGGAGCATCTTGGTTTTCTGGCCGTCTGTAATCTTGCCCTTGCAACCCTCGCACTCGTAGTAGGTCGAGGATTTAACTAGGGCATAATCATAAACGCCGTCCTCAATCTTTGCGGCTTCATCCCACTTCACTTGCCCCCAGATTAGTTTTTGTTTTAATCCACAATGGGGACAAGGCACAAAGTAGAAGCGCATATCCCCCTTCTGCCATTCAGCCCAAATTATTGAGTCGGCAGTTGTGGGGGTGCTGGTTGCTATGATTAAATGATTGGGGTAGGTGCTGACTCGTGCCTCTGCTAACTGCACCGGATTGGCTTCCCTCCCCGACCCCGCTTGCTCTGGAAACTTGTCCACCTCATCCATACAGAGCAACGCAATCGAGCGACTAGAAAGAGCCGAGGCACTTGTTCCCGCCCACCAGACCGAGCATCGCTTGAAATGTTGCTCTAGGATTTTTATTCGGTCTGTATTTTCTGGCCGTTCTTTGGCTAGAGCTGGGCAATCATCCACCATCGGAAGCCAGCGGGTTTCTGTAAATGATCGAGCTAGATGTTCCGAGGGCATCACCCACAAGACCGGGCAAGGTCGCTCTGCTACTCGATACGCTAGGCCAGCGAGAATCGTTGTAGTCTTTGAGGTCTGCGCTCCCCAGACCAACACAACTCTCCGAATCGAATCATCACCAAAAGCCTCTAGTGGTTCACGAACATAGGGCGTGAGGGTTGTCGAATAAGCTCCGGGTATGTTCGTTACCCTTGCCGAGAGCGTAAGGTTTTTCTCTGCCCATTCTGGGATTGATAGTTGTTCTCTTGGCTCAAAGAAACTACGGCTGAACGCCCCGATGTTCATCTCTTAACCAGATAATCTTTTGCATACGCCCACGCTGGGTTCATGTGGATTTTATGATGGCAATCAAAGCAAACCGCCAAGAAAAACTCCACCTCGTTGAGCCTGTCCCCAAACCTCCCTCGCCTATGGTGAACTTGGCTAGCCATCTTGCTCTGGCAAACTTGGCAGACTGGCGTGTTGCCTAGAAACTTCTCTCGCACATCAGAATAGACCTCGTTTTGTTTTCGTCTCTTGGCAGACACTCGGCGTAGTTTGCCCCCTCGCTTGAGTGGGGTTTTGCGCTTGAGGGGCGAGCGTTTCATTCGTCAAAGAAGGGCAGAATCAATCCTAGCAAACCAAGCGTGGCAAGGATGACAAGGAAACATTCATTCACTTGTTTATCCACTTCCCGATGCACTCAAATAAAGTAGCGAGTAGATAGGCAAGAATAATGCAAGCCCAGAACGCCACATTGATTAGCACGATTCCAAGCACTATTCCGACCCCTATTTTTAATCCTAATATCACTTAAACGCCCCCTCTGCTTTCTGGATGGTAACGAAGATTTGATTGATTCCGTCTTGGATGGCTTGCTTTGCACACTCTGGGTCTGATGGGTTTGCTCTGGCCGCTAGGCTCGAAGGAAGGGCATCCAGAAGCGATCTGATTGCTCCGTGCCACTTCGTTATCCATTCCTGCACTTCCCCCATCCGAACTGTGACTCGGCTCACCTCTTCCCATCGAGCGTGTTCCATTTCTGCTTCTGCAACTCGCTTTTTTGCTTCGCCCCATCCTTGCACCGCCGCCCTCATTGCGACTGGGTTTTTCTCGTTGGCCGCCCTCTGAACTAATGAGTAGGCAACTACCTCGGCTCTCCTCGCTCGGTGTAATCGTCCAAGCGGATTTTCCAATTTGATCGACTCTGCATCCAAGTTGTCTGATGTCTCTGATAAGTTCGCTGATGCTGATAAGATCGGCCTCGCCCTGCTTGGATTCTTTTGATTGGCAATTTTCCAACGCTCTGCATCGGCTACGCTTGTAAGGGGCATACCTCTCTTGACTAGCTTTGAGATTTCGCTCTTTACTAGCCCCCATTTCTCGCATAGCTCTTTTTGTTGAATCATTTCTCACAAGGGCTTCCCACAAGCCAAGCACTTCTCTCCCATTTCATCATCATCACCCTCTGGCTTGGTCGCTTCCATCATCTCCGCAATCTCCGCTTCTCCAAAGCCAGTAATATCTAAATCAATCTCGCCAGTATCCAAATCTTCAAAGATGTCTTTGAGTGAAGGCATATCGAACTCTCCACTTAATTTGTTCAATGCGATGTTGGCGGCCTTCTCCTTGTGTTCATCCAACCACACCGCCCACACCTCGACCTCTTCTTTCCCAAGTGCCGAATAGCACTTTAGCCTTTGGTGGCCTCCCACGATGTTGCCGGTCTTGGCGTTCCAAGTGATCGGTTGAAGATTCCCAAGCTCGCTTAAGGATTTTGTGAGCCTGCCCAATGAGTCGGAAGAGATCGTCCGAGGATTGTATTTTGCTGGTGAAAGCTCGGAGATTTTCTTGGTGATTAAACAAGGATATTTTTTTTCGTTCATAAAAGTTACGCAAGATTTGTCTTAAGTAAGTTTCTATAAATG